AACCACACTCCTAAATTAATAGGTGGTGTGGTTTTGTTGGTTTTAATAAATTTTTTCATATTTTTTAAATTCATCTTCTAAAGGGTGTTGAGTTATATGTTGAGTTATATCAAAATCTTCCGCTAAAAAAGTTAATTTTTCATTTATAATTTGAAACATACTTTTCTCTTTAAGTTTAAATAAATCTTCATAACTTATAGATATTATATTTATATTATATTTAAGTCTAATTTTTTTACATAAACCATATCCGTCTGTCCATTCTTTAGGCGTTCCAGTAATACCTTGAGGAGATACCATCACTCCAAGATTTTTATTCGTTGTTGATAAAAGAGAAAAAAACTTACCAACATAAGTAACGTTAATTTTGCTTGTCCTATAGTTCTTACATTCAAAATAAATCGGGCTAGTATCTTTTATATCATAATATTTAGCAATATCTTTAGCTGGAGGACTGAACTCAGCTCTAATATCTATTTCGTTTGTATTTGTACGTATATTTTTAGTACATTCAAATATGTTAGAACATGTTAAAATGAAAATAATAAATTCTTCAAAATATTCCCCTTTTTCTTTAGCGTTTTTAAAATCATCTTTTTCTAATTTCTTTATATACAAATCAAACCTTTTATAATCCTCTTCTGAAAATAAATACTGTTCTTCTATTGTTGATTTATCTGTGTGCTTTAATACTTCTTTAAAAATTTCAAATTTTTCATTTGTCATCTTACAACCTCGTATACAGGTATATAATTTCTTTCATCTAGTTCAATGTCAATATCATTTTCGTCATCATAATAAAAATGCGGTAATGTTTTTAAAGTATACATCTCAGGCTTTAAATCATCATCGATCTGAATTTGAAACCTTAGATTAATAATATCTTTATCGATGAACGCGTTCATAATTAAAACTATCTCTTTAATACTTATATTAAATCTTCTGTTGTATACTCCTGGATAAATTCTATTTCCCGGTTTTAAATTTTTAATCAAACTTTGTTCAAATTCCCGAGAGAGAGGTTTCTTCAGATTTGTTTTTTGCAATATTGACCTGATTGTATTCCGACAATAATTTTCTTGTAACATAATCCATACCCTCCCTTTTCTTTTCGTGATAATAGTAGTTTAACAAAGTATAATCTTTACCGGTATAACTTTCAAATAAAAACTTGATTGATATTTTTTTTGTTTTATTAATCAAGTAAACCCAAGGCAAGTCAGACTCTTCTTCTAACTCTATAATGAAGTCGTTAATTTTTTCAAGCCCTTCTTCAGAGTTTTTAAACAAATTTTTATTTGTTGCTATTAATTCTTTTAGTTCACCTAAAATAGGCAATATGATAGTAGTAGAGCTAGCCGAATCCAACGTAGCCTTCGCACCATTATTTGTATTCATTAATTGTGCACTAACTAAAAAATCAGATTCTTGATTTTTCCTCATTTTATCAATAGTAAAGTTCAAATTAACTGGTTGACAAGTAATTAAGAGCTTTTGTGATATCCAATTAACAATTCTATCAATTATGGACAAATAATAATTTGTACTATCTTTTCTATAATAATTCTGGATGCTATCTACAGATATCTCAAAATATAATTCTTTATCCACTTCGTGCAAAACTATAATTGCACTTTGTATTCTTTCTTTAGTGATAGCTTCATTACCCACTAAAGTTGTACCTCTTCTAAAAAAATTCAAAATAAAGTATCTTTTTTCACTATTATAATGCCCAAAATAGTCATTTTCGTTAATTTTTAAATTGCGCTTTTCTTCTAAAACACTTAATAATTCTCCGACATCTTTATTTATAATTTTAAATAAAGCGCTATATTTATAACTTTGGTCATATTCTGTATTTCTAAATGAAGTTAACAATTTGTCAAAATCTTTATCAAGTGCATATTCAATTACATTTTCTATTTCTTTCATTTGCAATTCTTTTATTTCATCGTTATCAATAATTTGTGTATATTCAGATATAAGTAAATCTTTACGTCCTTTTGAGAATTCACTAATTGTCTTGTTTAATATGTCCTTATTTATCTCCATATTTTCTCCTCCTACATCAACGTCTATATAAATAATATATAAAATAATCTGAGTTTAGTAGACAGAACATAATGGCGAACAAAAAANAAAAAACAACCACCCAGTAACTAGTATGGGTGGTGTAGAGACTGTAACGACTCTATGTTGTCAAGATATATGTATATGAGTGATGGCAAGGAAGAAGTCTCCTGCGGGACCAACAGTCAGATATATGGCCTCTGCCGGGCTATACAATTCACTCCTACTATATAAAAGTAAGTATAACATAAAAAGCACCCCGTAAACTGTTATACGGGAATGCTAAAGTCATATATACTACGGGGAGTAGTATGAAAACTATGCTCTCTATCGTAAGAAAAAACACCCAGTGACATGCTTGGGTGAACAAGGATAGATGTAAATAGTTGATGCATGTGTAACACATCATAACAAAAAACTAGCCCGAAGGCTAGCTATAACATAAAAAAATAGGCAAGTACCGTAGTACCTGCCTGTTATCTACATTTAAATCTTGAGAGAAATGTTATCTAAAGAATAATGTTATTATATCACAATACAACATTTAAGCAAACATTATATTAAAACACTTCTTTCACAATCAATCTCTCATGCCATATCCACTCATTATGATTGTTCCAATAAATGCGACACCAACCATCTATAATTTCAAACACATATATTAATGTTCCAGGCGCGTATACAGCCTGTCCAACATCGAATCTATAGTTAGTACGATTATCACCGTATCTAGTGGCTGAAGTAGCACCTAAGCCGTCGATTTTCGCATTAAAATAAGCACCTTTTGACCATTTAAGGTTATAAGGCGCTTTACTTCCAACTGTTATTTTACTTGCAGATTTACCGACTGCTTTTTGAGCAGGTGGTTTAACTTTATTTGTGATCTTATTCATTAAGCCCTCACTTTTATACTTAGGTCTAATAAAGTGAGTACAGCCGTAATAATTATCCCAACGTAACTTTGCAGGCGTATTTGCGTTACCGTCATAGTTCTGTTCCAAAATTAAAAATTGGTTTGTATTACCACCATTAAACACTAAACCAATATGACCGTATTGTTTATATATTCCTTTGGTAAATACAGCCACATCACCTATTTGTGGAACAAACGATGGTGTGTTTTCATATACTGTTGCCATGTTTTTAAAATCGTTATTGATTGCATCTTTTGCATTTCCCCACATTCTAATTTCTAACAACCAATAAATGTAATCAACTGCTAAATCTGCACATTGGTAACCATACCAACCGTCAAAATCAATATATCTACCTTGATACCAACGTAACCTTGCTCTTGCTTCACTGTATGTTTTCATTATTTTACCTCCTAGTATTTTCTTCTTGGTTCTTCATATTCTAAAGCTTGGTGGCTATCACCTATACCTTTAGTAGTCGGGTCTTGAATCACACCAGTTAATACTAAAAATCCTAATATAGCGTTTAAACCGTCTGTTAATTGCTCTGTATAAACTTGGATATCATACCCAATAGCTTTTGCGATGTTTTGAGCAAATAAAAAGATAGCTGACAATATCGCTACCCAAAATGATTTTTGTTTCATTCTAATTTTCCAATTAATCATATTCTTATCTCCTTTTATCCAAAATAAAAAGACGACTAATAAGCCGTCTATTTGATATTTATATTATGGTGTGTTAATTTATATATATAAAAAGGGCAACATGCGCAAACATGTTACCCTAATGAGCCCGTTAAAAAGACGGTGGCTATTTTAGATTAAAGATTAAATTAATAACCATTTAACCATCGAAACCAGCCAAAGTTAGCGATGGTTATTTTTTATTGCTTAATTCAATAAGCTTGATTACTAGACCTATGAATGCAATAAGGAATAAACCAAACTGCAACATGGTACTAATTGTAATCATTAGGCGTCTCCTTTCTAAAGATTTCAGTAATGCCACCATAGGCACCACCTCCTTATACTCAGATAGCCACCATCTATCCAACTTGCTCAAAGCATATTATAGCACATATACTTTTTTTACTGCTTGTAAACTTTTAGATTATTCTCGGTTCATAATAATCTGAACATTACGTGGTCAAAACTACCATGTTTAACTTGTATATAAATATATATCAATATGCATGTTTTCAGAGTTAATCGTTTTATTATCTCTATATATTCTTAATAGTGTATTTGAATACTGTCCTTGAGCACCAAATAAATCGTAATTAACCGAAGGTTCTGTAGAAGTATGAAACACGATTAATCCCCTCTGAACCTTCCCATCAAAAACATCAGAGTTATATAAATTATATTTTTCCTGTAAATAACGTCTTGCTTGAAGATCCAACTCCTGAACAGTTACATTTTTCTTATTCGTTTTAACCGTTTCCAAAGGTACTGTATTTTGTTTACCGTCTAGCCATAAATTGATCGGCACTTTTTTCTCTTCGGTCAATCGATTATTATCATGTAACGTTACACCACCATACATACAAGCTGTTTTGTTTGGTGTACCACCCGCACATTGATAACCATAATAAGCACCATACAAGTCTACTTTTTTCCCTTTATATTTATCAACAATATCCTTTGAATCAAAATCTACTAATAAATCGTTATACCACGAATGATCTGTAAAAAAGCCTTTAAACAATATAGTATGCTGTAAAAATTGATCGTGACTCTCTTTATTTTCAGTTTTAGCTTTTTCATTGTAATAATAGATTTGTTTAAGATTGCCTAAAGCTGTTCCCTGCAATTCAGACTTTTTTCGCAAATCTTTTTCATTTATTTCTTCGCTTTTCTCGCTACCATTTACAAGTGGACTTGTTGTCAACGTTAGGGCAATGAATAAAAGTAATGTAAATGCTGTTTTTTTCATTTTGCTCACCTCTAAAGCATAATTATTTTTGTTAAGTAGTTATTTAGTTATACACAATAATTATGAAATGATTATCATTTAATTATACATACATATATTACTATACACTTTTTATATTTGTCTATAATAAAAAGATTTCATTTTTACTCTATTATACATTTCAGATATCTTACTTACTTGGTATTAACAACACTTCCCAACTTCACTTGCAGTATGCTTCCTGTCTTTTTAGCTGTGTAATACCATGTACGTACCTCTTTTCAATCAAAATAAAAAGCCAGTGCCGATGCACTGACCAAAAACATTATTTACATTTACGACCATACAAATAACATGATAACCATCTTGCCCAACTCATTATGTCCACCTCCCTTAAGGTAATAACGCAGTAATTGATGCAGTAATGACTGCAATCATAACAATTGTTACAAGCGCCCATATGGCACCTACGAGCCATTTATTTTGGGCGAGTGTCTTTTCTTCATTTTTTTGCGCAACATCTACTTGCGTTTGATATCTTTCTTCAATTCTGTTTAATATCTTTGTTTGCTCTAAATTCTCATCTACAACTTTATCTTGCTTATCTTTAAGTTCTTTATGAGATTCTCTTAGTTCATTATGATGTTGCTTATGTTCCTCTCTAAGTTCAAGCACATGATCAGCTGTTTCGTTTGCTAGTATTTCAACATCATCAACACGTTCAACTAATTCAGAAAGCTCTTTTTTTATTTTCTGAATATCATCCAAAACTACACCTACTTTCTAAGAAAGCTATGAGCGTAATGCTCATAACTTAGTATAGTTACATTGTTTCGCTATCAACTGATTTATCAGATGACAAGTCAGTTCTATCCACAACTTCTTTCACAACTTTCACACCGTTTTGATTGCCTGTTAATTGATATAAAAGATTTAAAGTTTCAGCAATCTTTTTAGCGTTTTCCTCAGATTTAAAATCTTGTGCATAACTTGCTGAATCGGACGTTGTAAAACTGCCTACAAAATCTTGATACAAAACGCGCTCTGTTCCCTCTTTGTCAATTTGTACTAAAATAAATCTCTCTGTTTTTTTGATAATTTCATTTGCCATATTAAATGACCTCCTTAAATTTTTGTATAAAAATAGTGCCAAGGATTACTCTTCCTCAGCACTTTTGCTTTTTTCATTTTGTTCTTGTATATATGCTTTTAACATTGCATTTTCTTGTGTTAGTCTTGTGATTTCTTGCGATAAATAGTGAATTGTATATTGTGGATTGGCTTGTAAACCTTGATTGCTATCATTCATTTATTAATTCCTCCAGTTTTTCGATTTTTGATTGCTGGTTTTTAATAATAGGTATTAAATGAACCCAAAGTCTATCGTATGCGATACCTTCGATTTCTCCGTTGTCATCATAAATAACAAATTCATTAAATCCTAATTCTTCAACCTCTTCCGCTATTAAGCCAGTATGTCGACTAAGTTTAAAAGTATCATCAGATAACTTTTTACCACTTTCCAATTCTTTAGCCATTATTTCCGATTCATATTTGTCAAACCATGTACGAATTGGAAGCTTTAAAATCTCTTTTGAATGACTGAACTGATCGTCTTCATTGATGTATTGGTTTTCGATTGAAATTTTATACTTTTTGGCAGAAGTAGCACGCCCAATTGTTCCAGCAGAAGTAATGTGTAAGTTAGCAGGTGCTGAATAAGTACGCTTATAAATAGAATTAGAAGCGACTCTATCGCCAGCATTATCAGAACCTACCGCCAATAAATCATAACTTTGAATGCTAACGTAACTATTTCCATCTCTTCGTTTAACTAAGTTGAATTTGCCCATACCTGATTCAATTGTAGTGTCTCCGCCTGTAGCATAGTCACCATTAACGACTTGAACCAATCCTTTATTGCTACGTTTAGAAAATCTTAATCCAGCACCGTACTTATAGTTTTCATCTGAACCAAACATGATATAACCGTCAGTTTCGTATGCACTATCAGCGTTTGATAATGTGAATGCGAATCGGTTTAAACCAGGTTTATTTTTGGTGTTCGGAGATAAATATATCGGCGCTTCTCTACTTTCAATATTAGCTGAAGCATATGAATCGATAATAATTCGATTGTAGTCAGATGTTAAAGCGACTACACCGCCATAAGAATTGATTGTTATGCCATTCATACCGCTATCACTGTAAGTTTTATCCCACCATTGAATAGTACCGGATGAACCTCCGTCTTCGCCTTCACCATCAATATAAGTCGAAATACCAAAATGTGACATATAAAGTGAACCGCCAGCGGTGTTATTTCTAAATCTTAGGTGACCGTCTTTCAGTCGCGTAAAAATATCGTCTGTTGAACGTTTCCCTCTCCAAGTACGTTGCACAATACCACCTAGTTCAATAGAATCATTCTGTATTTGAACATATCTGTTATTGTCACCGCCTTTAATTCCAATTCTATTAACATTGATATCAAGACCCTCTCTTGATAAATTAAGGCTGTTGACAATATCGGTTTTATCTACTTTATCTCGCATATTTTGGATAAGAAGGTTTATTTCTCTATTACCGTTAATATCAATTTTATCAGCATTTAATCTAATACCACGTGGCCCCACATTCAAAGCTTGAGCCACTCCGTTATCATCATATCTGATTGTTGTTCCATCTGTAACATTTTGAACAATCTCGTTTAATATATTTGAAAGTGTACGATTGGTTGCATTAAACTCTTCTTTAGTAGTTCTTAATTTGATTTCCTTACCATTTTGTATAATTTGAGAACCATAGCGAGTCAATGTTTTCCTCTGTGCATCTGTGCTTTCTTTGACCTTGTTGTCTGTATAAGCATTAGCTTTCTTTTCAGCGTTTCTAGCCTTTAGTTCTGCGTTTTGTTTTGCCTCTTCAAGTTTAGCTTGAGCATCTTGTATAGCGCGTTGCTCTTCTTCCGAAATTTTACCATCAGCATACGCTTGCGATTCCTTCTCTTTAAGATCATCTTGAGCATCAATGTATGATTTTAAAGCTTCTTGCGCTTCTTGATTTGCTTGTTCAATACTTGCTTTAATCTCAGGATTATTGGACAAATCACTTAACTGGTCATCAGTATATTGTTTTTGTTCTTCCAATCCGTTTCGATATTCGTTTAACGTAACTTTATCTTTGATTTCACCTTTTAAAGTCGTTCTCTCAGCTTCAGCAGTATCTAAACGTTCAACAATACCGTCTTTGTCTGTTTTATAGTCCGATGTTTTTACATAATCACGTAATTGTTCTTTTGTGGATTCTCTAGCTGCTTCAATAGCTGATTTAACAACATTAGGTTCTCCGACTAACTGCAAATCTTCATTCACCGTTAAACCAAATTTTGTTGCTATTATTTCCAACGCTTCTTTATATTTTTCATCAGTGTATTGTGACTGTAATAATTTAAATCTATCTGAAATGGCGATTTTGACATCTTCTACATCTGTATAAACATCTTGTAATTTCTTTCTATACTCAAGAAATAAAGCTTGTGTATCTACCAACCGACCAATCGTTGCAGTTTCGGGTGTCATAGATTCTAAATTATTTTTAATTTGATTATAAACATCAATCACAGCGTCTAAACTTGCTTGTAAGTCCGCTTTCAAATCATTATCTACTAAGTACTCGCTATTCAGTAATTCTGTAGCTTCTGACAAAAGACTAGCGTGTTGTATAGATAAATTAATAAATATATTGTTTAATTCACTGAATAGCGCTTTCTCTCTTATTATACCACCTAATTTTTCAACATCATTTGGTGTTTCTTCAATCCATCGACCATTCCAATATCTACGCAAGACAGCAACATCAGGGTTACTTGTATCATACCAAAGCGTATCATTGACTGGATTTTCTGGCGGTGTATCACTTTTATGAATTTTGCGTTCAAAGTATTCTAATTCACCATCTACAACATCTTTTACTATAGTATTGATATTGCTAATATTGTCGTTTAATTTTTGGTGTATTAGGTTTAATCGCTTGTTAAACTCTTCTCGTAATTCTGATTCTTTGAACTCTTTAGGTTGACCGAATGTATATGTGCTATTTTCTGAAATTATGTTATATTCTTCAGCAATAACTTCTGCCTCTACATACAATGGCGGGTTAAAATCTCTATGTTTTACTCTGACTGTATCGCCAATTGATATAATCTCGTGCGGATACGTAACTTCCAAATCAGTAGAAGTAATCTCATATGACATAACTGCCGACTTACGTTTATTTAACTCTGTTTTGGCTAAAGAACTTAATCGTGTTTCATTCATATTTTGATCATCTGATTGTGGTTCATATATCCCCCAAATATAGCGCATAGGTAGGTTGAATTGACTTTGCGCTTCGTCATCTGTCACAACTAGCTCTAAACGCTTCCCTTTGTCATTTTCAGGTCCCACAGCAATTAATGCTGTTTTGATTTCTGACATATCAATCTTCCTAGTTAACCCGACTAAATCTTTACCATATTCAATTTCTTTACCTTTGAATAAGCTGTTTTTCTTTTTGAGTACTACATATCTACCTTTGACGGTATTAGAGCTAAGCTCAATATAAAAATCTAAAACCATTTTATAGGTTGTACATAATTGCTTTAAAACTTCATATCTAGTTTGATAAGAAGTCCATGACGTAGTACGTAAGCCATCGTATTCGGTTTGTTCAGAAACTTCCCAACCTGTATCGCTCAACACATCTTTCAATGCTTCTGAAGTTGTCTTTTTCTCAAATTTTCCTGGTGCATACGGTTTAGCTGTTGTTATATCAGCAAGATAAGACGCTATACATTCTATCTCTGTGTAGCCGTCCATCGTATCTTGAACCCAGTTAATAATAAATTCACGCCATTGTTTGTTTGAATCCCTTATAATAACACGATGTCGTTCACGGAACTTTTCAGCTCTTTCTGATGATATGAGCAGTTCAAGCATTTCTGAATTGTCATTAACATTACGTTTATGAATCGCTCTAACTAAGGAAGGGTCATCAGTAGAAAGGAAATCTATAATCTTGTCGTTAAAATCTAAAACATGTATCACACTCTCATCTCCTTTCTATAAATATCTATCTTGCCATTTAACCGTCGTATCAAAGACGTTTTCAGGTTGTATGATTAATTCACTGTACCCAGAATCAACATTGAAATAATTACTTCCAAACGATTTCTCGCTCAACATTGGTTCCTCATTGATGACAACACTTTTTGCTTGCATATCTATTTTCACTAAATCACCTTTTTGTATAATGACATCCCTTGCGCCTTTCGGTTTCGGTAGAATCTCCGTATTGAATGAACCTAATCCATTCATCTCCATCCACTTATAACCGTTATACTTCGCACTATAGATAGCTATGATAGAAGCTGGACGCTGATAAAACTTACCGCCATCTATCCACTCTTTCTCATCCATATCAATAGGTTTACGTCTATCTGGGTCTTTAATGTGATCAAATTTCCAAGTTTTAATAGAAAATTTATTACCTACTCTTCTGAGCCGCATATAAACAACGATTCTGTCCAAGTTATACATTATCGGTTTATTCTGATAGTCGTATATCTTTTTGGGGTCTCCTTTTTGGTTATACAACGTAACAACAATATGTCCTATTTTTCTATCATGATATTTATTTTCATAACCAATAGAAGCAAGTAACTTACCATCACTATCATAAATATGTTGTGCTGTTCTTCCGGCACCTTTACCTTTTTGTTCAACAATACATTTATAGGTAATTTGAAAATCTGTCATCGCTTTAGGGAGCCCTCGTTTCGTGCCAGCACCAACCCAACCTTTTGCATCAGGAAAATTAGTTGCTTTATATCCTTCGCCAAGATTGGATATCACAAAGTCACCGCCGACCTTACCACCTAAGTCATTACTTGGAATATCTTCAGTAATCATCTTAGTCCAACCTTTGAAATCACGAAACTCACTATGATAAACAGGAGGCATGTAATCCTTAACTTCTTTGGTTACCTCATCATCACCAACCATAAAATAATCTTCATCATTTTTAGTAATCATAAAGTAACTAGATGGTTTAATTGCTCGGGCTTCAACAATTAAAGGAGTGTCAGCAGTCCCACTATTTACAACTGAAACTTGGTCTGAAATCGCAGTATTTTTATTTCCTGTTACTGAATATTTGTAAGGGTCTGTTAGTACTACTTTGATAGTGAACTTAACAGGTATTGTAAATTCTTTGTGCAGCTTTATTGGTCCTTCGAAATAAGCGTTCCAGTACCAATCTTTAGATTTGAATTGTAATTTAACTTGTTCCTCGTAGTTAAAAAACTTTACTAATTCATTCAAGACGTCATCATGTGTTTTAATGCCGTTGTGAGATAAATAGTCATTACGTACCACCAAAGGTATATCAAAACTATAAGATTCAAGCCTACGCCCTTTATATATAGACCCCGAACGTCCATCTACATTTTCTGTTTTTAAAACATAATTAAAAGAGGGTATTTCAAACCCTCTTTCGACATACAACCAAGGAATTGTTTTGTTGTTCACTTTAATAGTGTCTATCATTGAATAGCAATTCCTCCTTTTCTAAACTTTACTTTTGTTGATTCTTGCCTTTCTCGCTTTTCTATAGACGCGTTCACCTTTTTATCAAAAGCGTATTCGTCAATAATCGGCTGATAATCTTTATCTGCAATCACATCGTTAGATTGTGCTATTTTCAGTAATAAAGCTATTTGTTGTTGCTGTTGTTCAATCATTTTCAATAATAAGCTAGGATCATCAAACCCGTTTAAGTCTGATAATTGGCTAGGACGCTTATTTTTACTCGCTTTTTTCCCTCTTACTTCTGCTGCTGCATAATGCAAAATCTTCATTGCATCATTTCTACGAGCTGGATCTGTTGGAATAATCCATTCTGGATGACCGTCTTCACCTAAGTTATACCAACCATCAAAAACTTTTCCACCTGTAGCATATGCGTAATCACCAGCACGTTTAAAACCACCCCAACCATATCGTCTAACAATGTACTGCATTGCTGAGATACCTTGATGTACTGGATTATTATAATTAGTGTACCCTCGTTTAGCGTTAGCTCTAAAAGTTGAGCCGATAATTTGGAATAATCCTCTAGACGGGTCTCCTCTTTGAGCATTAATATCCCAATTATTCACTGCATTTGATTGATAGTTGCTTTCACGCTTTGCAACTCGCATCATCTGGTCATGAATCCACTTACCTTTATAACGTCCTCCTAAAATACTTTGCGCTTGTCGGATTACTCGGCTGGCATAAGTTGCACCACTTCCAGAAGTAGCATCACCGCCACCAATTGATAACCTACCTTTTTTCTTTGCATTTCTTAAATATGGTTCAGGGTCAAAATGGCGTCCGTTTCTCCTCATTTCAAAATGTAAGTGTGGTCCTGTACTAAATCCGGTATTACCAGTTAAACCAACAACATCGCCGGGCTTTACCATCGTGCCACTAGGTGGTGATTTGCTAAAGTTTTTCAAATGCGCAAATAACATATCGATAACGCCACTAGTAATTTTTACATAGTTACCATAACCACCAGACATAAACGGCATTCTTGTAAGTCTACCACCCATAGGCGTTCTAACTTCTTGATATACAAATGGAAAATCGACACCTTCATGAAATGGTCTTCCAGTTGCAGCGGTATAAGCTGCGGTACGTCCATAATGATAATTAATTTTGTCAGGGTCTAATATTCCGCCGACTAAATCGCCACCGCCCATAGCTTCTAAATTTTCTTTTATCCAATCAGTAGCACTTTTCTTAATCTTAGACCATGCAGCTTTTGTTATGTCGCCTGCAATTCCCATTCCTTTAGTTAAAGAATTGAAATCAATTCCAAAAGCTTCAAGTATATAATTTAAAAGTTTTCCTGGATGTTCAATAAAATCTAAAACATCGCCAACTTTATCGCCAAGCCATTTGGTACCTTTACCTATTTGATCTTTTGTCCAGTTAAATGCTGATGATGCACCGGACTTAATATCTTTCCACATAGTACCTAAACTAAATCTTGGAAGAGTTCCGTTTAACATTGAATAAGTTTGTGCACCGTTATATACTTTTGAGCCTTTAGGTAAATAAGCAGTAGTATCTGTATTTGGTGTGATTACACGTTTACCATTAGGGAATTCAATCATTTCGTTTCTAAAACCATTTGGACCATTTCCGCGTCCCTTATCTCCAACTGTAGCGAATGTGTCACGTGCAATCTTACCGTTCTTAACTAATCTTGTAGTAGTATGTGTGTGCTCTGTACCAGTATGTAACTTAGGTATTTTATCCATGCCCAACTTACCACCGACCCAGTTTAAACCGTCGATTAATTTATTAAGTCCTTTTTTAATAGCATCTACCATACCGCCGATATGACTTTTAATTTTGCTGATAATACTTTGTAAGCCGTCACGCATATTTGTAAAAATTCCACGTACCTTACTCCATAAACGGCTAGCAATTCCTACCGTATTATCTTTAATGGAATTCCAAATATTTGACATCCAATTTCTTAAATTACTAAAAATTTCTTTCGTCGCATTCCATAAATTAGTAAATTTTGATTTGACGCCACTAAATAATGACTGCGCTTTTCCTATCGTATTCGTACGGATACTACTCCAAGTATTAGATAACCAATTTTTCATATTCGTGAAAATTGATTTGACACTATTAAATAAGAATCCAAAAATACTTTTTGTCGCATTCCAAATTGCTGATAAAGATTTACTGAATATACTTTTTATTACGTCCCAAATACCTGCTATTAATCCTTTTAGCAATCCGCCAAAGTACCTAACAACGCCAAGTATTTTGCCTACAAACCATAATTGAATTAAATTCCATATTAATTGAACGACTCCTTTAAGAATCATAACAATCGCATCCCAAACTCCTCGCCAATCTCCAGTAAATAAACTTGAGAAGAACTTAATTAAACCTAGTATGATATTTAAAGCTCCTTGTATCACACCTTTTATATTCTCCCAAGTACTGACAATTAAAGCTTTAACCGCCGGCCAAATAAATTGCATCACTTGCCAAATCGCGAACATGATTGGTTTAATTACAAAATTTATAATAAATTCAAATATAGCTTTGATAAAATTGCATATATTTTGAAGCGCTTGAACAATAGAAATTCCGTTTTCATTAAAGAATCCATTAATTTGACTCCAAATATCTTTAGCAAAATCAACTATTGCTGATATCGCTTGTTTAAAGATGTTTTTAACAGAATCAATGAAAGGTTGAATAAATTGAATAAAATTACTAAATGTTTGTTTAACACTTTCAATTGCACCATTAACAAAATTTCTGAAAGTTTCAGATTTCTTATAAGCAATTGTAAATGCGACTGCTAAGCCAGCCAAAACACCTAATACAATGCCAATTGGACCAGTTAAAGCCGTGAAGACAGTTCCTAATATAGGTACTTTAGTCGATAAAAAACTAATTAATCCATCAGCCTTTGCAATACCAGCTAATAGTGGGGCTAATACAGTTACTGCATTGCCAATTGTACTTATAAATGCGCCTAATCCAAAAACTACAGGACCAATTGCAGCAGCAATACCACCGAAAATAACAATTGATCTTTTAGAACCATCACTTAAATTGGAAAACCAATCAACCGCTATAGATAGCTTTTTGATTAATTCTTCCATTACTGGTGCAAACGCACTTTCAATAGAAGTCCATACATCAGCACCTACTAATTTTAATTTATTCATTGCTACTTTAAATCTTTCGGAGCCACTTTCAGAATCTTTAAACGTTTGATTTACTGTGCCTTGGGAATCTTCGATAGTTTTTAAAAATTCTTGATAACTAAAACGACCACCTTTAATAGCATCTGCTAAATCAGGACCTGCTTTTGCACCAAATGCTTCAATCGCTAAACTTGTTGCGCTAGCTATATCCGGCGTCTTTTCAATTTCTGCTAATGTCTTCTTAAATTCTTCTCTTGGATTTTTACCAGCTTTACCCCAATTGGATATAGCTTTTTTCAAACCACTGAAGGCTATTTCAGTATTAACACCTGATTTCTCCCATTGAGAGAATAAAGCGATTGATTCTTTCATCTCAAAGCCCATAGCCCTCATTGGAGCACCGTATTTAGTAATGCTATCAGCTAATGTATCAACACTTATACCGCTAGCCTGTGCTGCTTTCGCTACCATATCAAGTACACTTTGATACTCATCAGCTTCAATACCTGCATCACCCATTGCACGCGTAATTAATTGAACGGCTTGTACGCCTTCAGAACCTGTTATGTGACTAAATTTCAAGAATGACTCTGTGGCACTCTCAAGTTCTTTGCCAGTGAAACCTAACCTTGTGTTAACTTCCCCTAAAACACCGCCTACAGTCTCAGCATCTGCTGGAAAGTTGCCATAAACATCTTTAAATGAATTCTGCAACTTCTTAAGCTCTCCGCCGGTTGCTCCTGTTGCTTGGGTAACTGTATCTAAACCTTTATCAACTTCTGCAAAAGCTTTTCCTGATGCTGCTGCAATACCTAAAACAGGTGCGGTAACACCAATCATCATACCTTTACCAATAGATTTTAAACCATCACCCATTTTTGTTAATTTAGGTCCCATACTTTCAAAAATTTTACTGGTTTTCCCCCAGCCACTTTCTGCCATTCTTTGAGCTTCAACTTGGGCTTTTTTGAACTCTTCAAACTCAGCCGATGTTTTTTGCAATTCTCTTTCTAAATAATTCAGCTCATTTGCTTGTTTGTTATATTCTTGCCGTAATTTTTGAGCTTCTGCACTGTTTTCACCCTGTTCTTGAGATACCTTGTCATATTGCTTGGCTAAATCATCAACATTTTTCTTATAACCTATGATAGTTCCGTCAAGTTCTTTAATCCTTTGTTGGTAACTATCAGTTGATTTTTCGGTATATTTGAAGTTGTTGCCGGTTAACTTTAAGTCAGAATTTAAAGTTTTAAAGTTTCGTTTGATTTCTGCAAATGATCTATTTAAATTTGCTGCATCCAAATCCAAACCTATAGATAAACCTTTTATTCTTTCTCCCATTTTTTACCTCCTTTCTAAAAAAGTTCAAAAAAATAACCCTAACCAAACGGTTAAGGTTAAAATGCATCAATTAAAGCCTCTGCTTTTTCTTCAGAAATGTCATTGTTTTTATTTTGATATATGGAAAGTACATAATGAAATGGCATTTTTAAAACTTCGTTAGCGTCTTTACCATTTTCAATTAAGTCCATCATGAGAGTATCCATATTTTTCAACATTGCTTTATATGTTAAATCTTCAGGCTTTATTTCATGTTCTGGATAAAATTTCTAGTTTCCTCAGTTTGCTGACCTTGAGTAATGAAAATTACTTGTTCACGAAGTGCATTCATTCCATCAGGTGCATGCATACGTTCTTTTAAGTCTTTAACTGTGAATTGGTTATCGTAAATTTTTACAACCATATCCATCAATCTGTCAGCGATTTCTCTTGGTTTCATCGTGCTATTTTCGTCCTCAATATCATCGATTAAATCCATTGCTTCGTATACAATTTCAAATGAAATGAAGTGTGGTGTTAAGTACGTTTGTAATTTAATTTCATTTGCTTTCGGGTCTTCTACTAATTGAATAATGTTACGTTTTAATTTTGCCATTTTATAATACTCTCCTTATTTTCAAATAAAATAGAGGGGTTGCCCCCTCTTATGCTTCTACATTTATTGTTATAGTGTCACTCATATTACCAACTGTTGCTTTAACCGTAGCAATGCCTTGTGCTTCCGCAGTAACTTGACCATCTCTATTGATTGATACAATATTCGTTTGATCTGTTGTGTATTTCAATAACTTACTTTGATTAGATGGCTCTACTACAACATTTAAATCGTATGTGTCGCCAACTTTAAGTGTTTTAATGCTATCTGGTATATTAACCGACTTTACCGCAGTTTCCGATGAAGCCGGTTTCGTTACAAAGTTTCTTCGTTATCCTCTGTCACGTTTCCAGTATATTCTTCGCCTAAAATTTTCTTTAAGAAAGCCTCTTCGCCTTTTTCACCGTCGCCACCATGATTTGTCATGTTAGCTGAGTCAAAGATATATTTACGTACAGACTTTTTATTATCAACTAAAGGGAAAAGTGCCTCACCTTCAACCTCTTCACTTGAGAAATCCCAATCTTTCTCAGCCGTTTCTCCATCGATTTTAGGATTTGTAAACATAACTTTAGGTAATAAAACTGTTCTAAATGTACCGTCTCTACGCTCTTGTCTGAACCATACAGCTACGTAATTGTTTTGTTTACCTTGTTTCTCTTCGTAAACGCCATCTTCATCATAATCTTCATTAAAAACAATTTTGCGAATCTCTTTAGGGAACGCATGCATTTGTAATGAGATTTTACCTTCTCCGTCTGTATTCCCTGATTCAATTGGACCGCCATCAGCATAAGCTGTTTTTAGTTCTCCACCAGTTTCAACACCAATTTTTTGTAATCCTCTTGTTTTTGTAATATCACTATATTTTAATTCCGCGCCTTCTTTCGTTAATTTAGCGAAACCTAAACCAGTAATGTTAATATACGCCTTTGGCGCACTTGCATGTTTTACTGCCATTTAATTTTCCTCCTTATAAAAAATGCCCTCGTAAACGCGAGAGCTTCTATATGTTTTAAATTCTTCTATATATTCCGGTTTTCCATTTGAAACATTTCCCATTTTTAGTTCAGACCATAATAACTTTTGAATACGATTAGATATCTTATTTCTTATGATTCTCGCATTATATTCATCATTGTACTTAACAAAAACATCTATTTGGACAATATAACTATATGCACACTCATCTCCGTCAGTATAAGTTGTAGGTATTGGGTCGTCGATATCGTCAATAACAATAAAAGGTACATCAGTATCTTTTACATTAGGGTATTTATTGAACTTAATATTATTGATATTTACGTGCTCTCTAATAATTCTGTCTTGACTAATCACTTCATGAACTTTGTACAAAATATCAATCACAATTTTTTCAACTCCCTTTTTAGCGTCTCAAAATACTTATTTTGCCCTTGTCTTATTGCTCTATTAACACCGCCCATAGCTTTAGGTTTGATAAATTTACCTGTTTCTTTTTGAACGTGTCCATATTCAATTAAATGTACGATTTTATAACGGTCTTTAGAACCTCGCCAATGAACAGTAATTGTACGTTTTCCGTTTATCCATTCAGGTTTACTAAAACTTACCTCATTAATTAATGCTCCCGTATCTTTTGAGGGCTTTAGTTGTTTTTTTACTTCTTCAACAATTACCTTAGCACCAGCTATTAACGCCTTATCTTGAACTTTTACCATCTCTTTTATGCCAAAACGTTTTTCTAATTCTCTTTCTAATGCTTTATCACCTATCACTTTCACACTCATGAACTATATCCTCCACGAATCATAATAAAGTCTTTATTATCCAAATCTGGTGATACTTGCTTTATATTCAAACGATTTTTGAAATATCTTGATTCAATTTCAAGATAATGTTCTTCACTGGGTAAATAATCACCTTGCGGATCACGAATATACAATTTAATGTCATTTTGGGTTCCGTTTGAGATAGCTTGTTCTAATTCACGTAACCAGACACCATCAATACTCGCCCAACAGCTATATAATAATTTTTCTTCTTTTTCTCCAGCTTCTGGACCATTATTTTCAGTATACTTATAAAAATGAACACGAGTATTTAAACGTTTAGTTGTAATTCTAGGTTTTTTAAACACTTTCTTCATCTTCTGATACCTCCATTAGAGATAACGAAAAATCTATTATTTCAGGTCTGTAATTATCGTTGAAGTGTTCTAATAAATCTTGATAAGCATATCTAGCGCGTATAAGTATCAATTCTTGACCTATTAAATTCTCTAATTCAAAAACTCCGCACTGATTTTTTATACGCTCGTACGACATTTTTAACAACTGCTTTAAGTACTCATCCTCTGAATTATGGTCAATCTTTTCAAGTGATTTAAATTTGACAAGCAAATCATCAATCGTCATTGTCTTCACCATTCAATAAGTCGACGATTTCACTTTTAACCATTGAACTAGACGCTTTTTTTTGTAATGATTCGCATAGTTCTAATAATTCTTGTTTTGTCAGCTTATCTAAAGGTACGATATAAACTTTGTCGTACTTATTTTTGATTTGATTTGTCAACAATTCAACACGAGGATTGTTATACCCTTCAGCTGGATACAACTCCCCTACTTTGTACTTGTGTTGATTGTGCTCTATGTCTTTAAAAGCTCTAACAACTTTAAATTTCACCATTTTATCACCTCATAAAATTTTATAGTGTTTCTTCGGTACCTTCTAAAGCTGGCTTATGTCCTTTTAAATCTAATTTCCAAACAGCAGCAACTTTATTATCTTTCGCTTTGCCGTAAGCAAATTGTTTTGCAGTGTATAAATCCATATCATCTAACGCAAGTGTTTCTTTAAATTTCTGAACATTAATACCACCAGCTAAATAACCATCATATAAACCTTTAACGTACGTTAAAACCTTACCTGCTTCTTGGACTGTAGACTCGATAACATTCAAATTAAATGGTAAAGCAGTAACATATACGCCATTTGCATTTAAATGTGTATACTGTGCTTGAACCTCAAAAGCATCGGACGGATTAACAACCATTGTTACATTACCTTTAACCGCTACTGATTTACCTTTCTCGTTAGTTGAGTGGTATTTAAACACTTGCATCAATTCATTAACCGTAGCGCGCGGATTAGCAAATGTAAGCGTACCTTGTTCTTCTTTCTCTGGATAAGCACCCTCAGTTACCGATACACCTTTTTGTACTTGACGGTTTAAGCCGATTGGTTGGTCTTTACCAGTACCTTTTAAGAACGCAGTTTCAAGCGCCACTGCAAATGCTTCTTCGATTTGAACACGAACAAATCTTTCAATCCACGCAGGACCAAAATCATTTAAATCTTTTGGTAAAACAACAAACGCTGTCAATTTATTTTGAATTGCTGTTTCTTCACTGAACGCAGCATCTAATTGACCTTTAATTTCACCATAGATTTTACCCCAAACGGCTACGCCAGAAGTTTCAGATTTTAAGAACTTCAAACGCAAACCAGCGTTTTTAATACCTAAATCAGCTAATAACGGATGATTCGTCGTCAAATCTTCAAAAATTCTATCAATTGTTTCTTCTGGCAAAAGTTTTTCTTCTTTATAGTTAACGTTTTTATTGATATCCATGAAGAAACTTCTTTGGTTTGCACTCAAAGATTGTGCTGATTTAGGTAAACTAGAAACTCTTTCAGCTTCTGCTTTTGCTTGTAATTTAGTTTCTTCAAATAGTTGGTTAATCATGTCACCGTACAATTCATTTTGTCTTTCTTGCGGTTCACCGTTGTTTACTGCATTAATAAATTCGTTTTTCGCATTTGCGAATGTTTCCGATAAATTTATAGTCATTTTATGACCTCCTATTTTTTGTATTAAAAAAGGAATCTTGAAAATCCATTTGCTGATACTTTACTATCTGCAACATCGATTTCTGATTCCTTTTCTTTCATATTTATTTTTTCAATTACTTTATTTGCTATTGCGTCAATATCAATGTTAACCTCTGGCGTTTTACTTACCAAAGCTGTTACACGATTTAATACATCTTTCGATAACACTTGTGTATTGCTTGCTACAATTTGCATATTGTCGTTTTCAAACATTTTACTATCCGCAAAACCTTGTTCAATGGCTTCATCAGCATTTAGCCACGTTTCCCTAGCCATCATTTCTACAAGTTCTTGTTTGTTTTTACCAGCTCTAACCGCATATGCCTCAGCCATTATTTGACCAACATGTTCTAATGTTTCTGCAGCATGATTTAGATCTTTCGCTTCTCCTTGCGCAATACTTGAAGGATTGTGAATCATCATTCTAGCAACCGGACTCATTTCGATGTGGTCACCAGCCATTGCGATAAGCGATGCCGCACTTGCTGCTATTGCTGTGATACGAACATTCACTTTGCCTTTATGAGCTCTTAAATGTGTATATATTTCACTACCAGCTACTAGGTTACCACCATTTGAGTTAATTATAATATCAACATCTTCATCACTAAATTCTAGTTGTGTTAAAACATCTTTAGGACAAGTCGAATCCATACCAAGCATTTCGTAAACCCATTTATCTTCGTTGGAAACGATGACGCCTTTAATCTCCACTTTCATCTTCATCACCACCTTTCAAAGTGTTTTCATCTTTTTCTTTTTCATCATTTTCACCACTGTTAGCTTTTTCGTAGTTTTTAGTAATCAGGTATTCGTCTAATTCAGGATTGTCTGATGGTTCTTCACCTAACATAATCCGCACCTCATTCCTTGTAAATGAACCAGAACTTACAAGTTTGTCAATTGCTTCAGCATATTGAAGTGGGTCTTTTTTATTCACACCGACAATTTCTATTCTTGTATCTTTCAAATACATGCTTTGTGTTATGAGTTTCGCGTTTAATTCGTTCTGAATCTTTTTTAATAAAGGTGTTAAACAGAACTTCTCAAATACAAGCGTGTTCTTTTCCAAATCAGCTGTTTCTCCGTAAATCAAACCTGGAGGTATACCAATCATCAACGCAACATTTTTTATTGCATCTCTCATTAGCTCACTCAATTCAGAAAAAGGCATGTTACTATTCTTACCACCATTAGATAATTCCTCATAATCAAAACCTTCTATCAAAGGCGCGATTGCTAGTTGATTTTTATTAAAAGTATTGAATAATTTATTTGTGAACGCTTGTAATTTTTCTATATTCTTTTCGTCATATGCGCTAGAGGCAGATTTCAAAATCCCTCTTATTTGATAGTTTTTTAATTGTGCACCTATCATTCTTCCGAATATTTTCCCGTAATCTTCGAATAGACTTTCTACAAAGTGTGTCACTTTATTGTTGTTGTACTTTAAATATATGACCTCTTGCATTGTGAAAGTACGTTGATAAGTATAATCTTTAACCGTTACATCTTTGAATATATCATCATACAAAGCGTACTCTTCTCTGTAAAAGCTATCTGCGATAAGTAATTCTTTGCTGTCACTTACTACGATTAAAACCTCGTTATCATAAATTAGTTTATATATAACTTGTTGCCAAAAACTATCGCTTGATAAGTCAGTATTTGGTTTTATATTTAACTTGTAGTAAACATCATTCTTTTGAATTCTATTACCTTCCAATACTTTAAAATGACTTTGAGCGACAGCTCGCGCAACAAATTCAATACAACTATCAATCGCTAAACGTTTCACATACGCTTGTTGTGATAGATCTTCTATCATATCTAAATCAAGCATATATGTTATATCTTTCCTAGTTTTAAATATCTTTTCTAGAATACTCATGTCTCACCTCCTCTATTAGAAATCTATACTCATTAATGCATCAAGCGCTTTAGACATGTCTTTGTCTACTATATCGTCTGCTCTATATAATGCGTGAACAAAAGCCATGAACCCATCGGTTTTTCTTCTATTTTCATCTTTTTTAATATATTCTTTATTACCATCGGGTTTAACCTTTACTGCAACATTATTAGTAAACCAACGCATCAAAGGATTGTCTCCATATATTACGTTATGTTTCGCAAACATTGTATCGATACGTGGTGCAAGTAATCCATGTATTGCTTTTGGATTTCTAAGTACTTCAAGTTTTATGCCAGCATCCTCAAACGCACGTCTTACAATATCAGTTCTATAATTATCAGCTATGACTTTTTCAAGCCCATATTTTTCTCTAGCCTTTAAAAACCAATCAACTATATATTCAATTTCAATGACATCATCATCTACAATGGTCAATAATCCCATTTTTTCCCATTCTTTAATAGGTGGCTCTAATTTGACATCATCCAAAAACCCTTGTCTTACAAAAGAATGTCCTAACCAAATATAATCGTCGTTCTTTCGAAATAGTAGCCCTACACTTGCGAAATCTCGGATATTTGCAAAGTCTAAACCACCAATACACATTTGATTATCTAAATTTGGTATCTCTCTATTAGTCGCTAGTATTTCTTTCCATGGTGCTATTACTTTTTCAAGGTCAACTTCAGGCAAATTCATTCGCTTAGTCATGAATTCAGGCTTATTTGAACGGTTGAATGGTAAATCGTTATATTCTTCTTCAATCGTGCTTAGCAGTGTTTTAGCGTATTCTGATAACGGTTTATGTAACATTGGGTTCGCCTTTTCCCACGTCTGTCTGTCATCAACTTCTTTTGGATCGTCTAACTTACAATAAAAAGCAAACAATCTACTATTTTTAACCTTGCCACTTAATACACTTGCAATTTTGTGCTTCATTGCATCGATATAACCCTCTCTAACAAAACCATCAGTACTTATATAAAACGTTCTTCTATTTTTCTTTTTACCTAATCCACCACGTTTGACGTTTACCATTTCAGGACCAAAGAAATAATGAATTTCATCAAAAATAACACACCCCTCACGTCCACCGTCTTTGGTTTTTGTGTTTGATGTGTTATATCGAATAACCGATTTAGTTGCACGGTTTATTATTTTTGCTTTACTAACTTCATAAGGAGCTTTTGGCGTTTTACCCGTCTTATTTCGTTTGTTATCCATTAAAACGGTTCTGATTTCATCAAACGATGTTTTTGCTTGATCTTCACTATTAGCAACAATGGAGATGTGATATTCTTTAACTCCGTGTAAGGGCGTAGAAAGAAAATCACTAATAGCACTTATTAGACCGTTTTTCCCGCCTCCACGTCCCATGAAAATAGCAAATTCTGTAAAGAAAGCTTCATCTGTATTTTTATCTATAAGAAATATATTAGCTATGATAAACCTTTGAAATGGTAATGTTGGAAAATACCATTTTTCAATAAATTTGATACAATCCTCGATTTTCTGTTCATCAAAATATACATCATCTCGTGAATATATATGTTTTTGTAGATAATTAAAGAGATCAATTCTTTCTTTATTTAAAATTATCTTTCCTTGTTTCCACAAATTTATATATTCATCAACGTATTTATTACTAATCATAGGTAATCATCAGATGGCGTTTCTGTGTCTTCTTTCTCTTCGGGCAATAAATCCGATAATTGTTTGATTATTTTTTGATATGCAGCATCTCTAGCATTAAATAGTTTGGCTACTGGTCTTTCCCTTTCATATGGTGGCGCCTTTTCAGATTGAGTAAATAAATCATAGTCACCTTTTTCTTTTATGTCTTCCCACATGTAATCAAGCATTACACGTAGCCTTGCTGCTTGAATAATTAAACCATCAACTACTTTTAATTTATTGCTAGGTATGTCTTTATATAATACTTGCAGCCTTTCTTTTTCTTTAAGCACTAAGTTTTCATCAACTATAATCTCCATTTCATCACCTGCCTTAAAATGGTTATAAGAGGGGGGGTTATACATGGATTTTTAAAATTATCGCGAAGTCGAGCCCCTGCCCGTTCCCCAAGCGTTTTGATCACTTTCGATTTTTTTGACCCGGGGGTATTTACCATTTTTCATCTTTCCATTTATTTTCTTTTTTTATAAATCTCTTTTCTTTTTTGTTGTGACATTTAATACACAGTGTTTCTAAATTGTTTAAGTCATGAGCAAACTCCGGATGATGTTCTAGCGATAATATATGATCTACATCCAACGACTTACGCTTGCTTTTGTCATATGTCGTTAACTTGCCGTCTCGCTTACATTGTTGACATTCATAATTATCTCTTTCTAGCACTCTTTTTCTTGTTGTTTGCCATTCTTTAGACTTATAGAATCGTATACGTTCGTCTTTAGTCATCATAATGTTTCACCTTATATAACTTAAGTAGTATCAAGACGCATCTATACTTGATGTGTAGTAATGTATTTACAATTAGTTTGAACATGTTCATACCTCATAAATAAAAAGACACATCACATAGTGATGCGCCTCTTGTTCATGCGTTGTATTAGCATTTAATAACTTTAAATATTAATCTGATACTAACATAATAAACTGTTTTAATGCGGACTTACATAGGGTGAAAGTCCGCTACACATAACCAATATACTTCGCTAACTTATCGATCAGTGCATTTCTTCTACGCAATATACTTGTCTTACTTGTACCAAAGTAATGCGCGATATCTTCCCACTCATAACAACCAATAGGACAATCCCAATATCTAAACCTTAATAACTCAAGCGTATCCTCATCGCTCTCATCTATCAGTCTATCTACACCATTAACTATATTTCTTAATGTATTGTATCTGTTATCACTAAACTTCTTTATTGCACATCGTTCAATCGGATTACCTGGCAAATTACTTTTGCTAGCTCCTGCATTATCTGGTTCATGACTTTCAAGTAATTCATATTCTCGCATCTTCAACTCTCTTCGATAGTTATCGATGTGCTGAATGTATTCTTCAAGCTTTTTGATATCATGTTTCTCAATCTTTATCATTCAATGCAATACCTCCGATAATATAAATTACTTTTTAATATCGTTATTCATTCGCTTCAATTCAATCCTGTATTCTTCTAACCCGTTGTATCCTTTAGTTTTAATTACTTCATCAAGTAGATAATCATTCATATATCTGAGTGCTTGTATCTCTCTTGCACGATCACTATTAATACTGATACAAACTAATAGCAATATAGCAAATACAATAGTCATAGTAATCCACATCACTCACTTACCTCCGCTCGAAAGACGTAGTCACTCGGCGCCTCTACATCATCATTAGCCGTCATCATAATATATACTTGCTCAGTTACATACTTACCTAGCTCATACATCGCTAGTAAGAATAATAGTCTTAGTATTTGTTTAATCATTTCCCACACTCCCTTATATTTTCAAACAACTGACCTAATTTAATAACTGCATCTCTTTTAACTTGCGCCTCGTACTTCTCTTTCGCTTCTTCTTTACTCTCTGCCTCAACAACTATAAACCTTTGATTGCTCTTAGCTCGAGTTATGTGTGTATGCTTGCGTCCTGTTGAATCTTTGAATGTCGTGACTAAGTATTGTGTCACTTCCCCAAAACCTCCTTGACTCGATATAAGATGTCTTTACACGTATCCTTTTCCTGCGTCTGCTGTTCCATCTTGTCTTTCGTGGTTCCTTTTCATTTTCTTTTTGTATGCGTCAATGAGTTGGTCGATAGTATATAAGTTGTAAGCTATGTCTATCGCTATCACAATTGCCAATTGGTCGGGATAAAATTCTTTGAATATTATCTGTGGTGTACTAACAACTGCGCCTTGAGCAAATTCTTTATCTTTAAAATTAAACATTTTGTGAAATTCTGTATCTTTAAAACTTGATTCAATCGCTTCTTTTATCTCTTCTGATGACACTCCTACTTGATTCGCAATACTCAAACCAAACGCCAACATATCCGCCAACTCATCTAACTGAACATCTAACGGCTTACCTGGTTTCTTCTTCCAGTTCTTAAACGTTTCCAATGTATTAAACCATTCAAAGAATTCAACTACATATGCAATTTTGCTATCTCCTAAGTTTAGCGTCGGTATTCTATCGTCGAACTCCTTTTGTATTTGTAATAACTCTTGTAACTGATCGATTGTTAATGTGTTATTCATTATCGTTGTCCTCCATTTGATCTAAAAATTCGTAGAACTCATTTGTTCCGTCTAGTTTGTCCATTCGGCACAATATAACACTTAAGTTGATTTCAGCTCTTCTATATATAGCTACTTCCTTGTTCGCTCTGCTCTCAATCTGTAGTTCGCTAAGTCTAAAACGGTAAAATTCGTATCTTCCAAACAATTCATTTTTAAGCGTGCGCCACATGTTCTCCAACTCTTTGTTGCGTTTTTCTAGTTTATCGATATTTTCAGAAAGTTTTTTGTTTTCTTCTCTATAGTAAAACGCCTTTGTTCTAAAATAATGTATTGCACTTTCTTCGCCAGTAATAGAGTTTACTCTCTCTACTCCATATTTTTTAAAGTAACTTAACAATTCCTCTCTAGTAGGTCGTGTCATTGTATCCCCTCCGGAATATTTAATAATCTTCTGGCATAACTATATGCGCCATCACTATTTAATCCGTTACCAAAGCATGTATACATGTATTCGTAATCCTTTTTTGTTAAATGTTTGCCAATATAAAGTTCGAAACCTGTTTGTAAAAAAACCTGTGTTCTTTCAGGAGACATATTTTCAATACAAGATCTGCTAACCCAATGAATAAATTTAACAACTAAATCTAATTTGTTAGCGCAATCTTTTAGTGAAAAGAAAATATTTGATTCGCTATCGAGGATAAGCTCTTTATTTTCATTGATAAAACTGAATTTAAAGCAATTCATCATTTCGAACACTTCATAAATCAGATTATCTATCTCATCAAATGCTTTTGCTTTTCTCTTAACTTCCGCTATATCCCCAAAAAGCTCATCTCGTTGCTTCTTGTACTCATCACGTTGTTTTCTCATCTTCTTCAACCTAGCGTCCATTACACCTAGTTGGAACCCTGTTTCATAGTTCATTCTGTTACCTCCAATAAATGTGATGATTCAAATATGTTGCCTTTAACCTCACAGTCATATCTAAGGAAGGATTTTATGTCTATATACTCAAAGTAATCATTTTCGGAGACTGCGCCCTCAAACATAAAATCTTTTAATTGAATACCATTTACAACATCAATAGATATTACTGCTCTATTAATTGTTCCTATTACAGATTCATCGTCTGGCATCTCTAATATTTCATCTTCAAACTCAACTATATCTCCCGCATATATTTCGTTGTTGTTTTTGTCTTTAAGTCCTGTACTTTGCATAAGTTCTACATCTTTAAAATCTCTTGCATGTATTAAAGCTTCTGCTTCCGCGTAGTTTTCATAGTGAACTTCAGTCTCAATGAAGTCGAATCCTACAACATCGTGTATTCTTCCTGTATATTTGTCCCACACTCGATATTTCGGCATCATACTACTACCTCCACTTTTTCGACCTCTATGCTTGCAGTTTTAATTCTCATCATTTTCATCTCCTGTATCAATCAAAAAAAGTACCTGTCTCAACATACTCTTTAACTGTTGTTCATTTAGACTGGCTAACATAGGGCTGTAAAATTCACTATCTTCATCTTTAACAGTTTTAATAAAACAGCCTTCAATCTCAGCTTTTTCTTCTGGCGTTCCATTTTTATACGTCTTAAATACCTCGGTGTGCTTTTCTGGTAATTTCATTTTAGGTGTATTAAACATTATTATCTCCCCTCTTTAATGATTTTATTTCTTTTCGAACAAAGAACCTAATACTTCTTCACTAGGTCTTTCGAATAAGGTCACTTTAGAATTATTAGTGTAGTAAACAATAGGTGTATTTTGTGCCTCGTACTTCTCTTTCGCTTCTTCTTTACTCTCTGCCTCAACGACTGTAAACCTTTGATTACTCTTAGCTTTAGTTATGTGTGTATGTTTACGTCCTGTTGAATCTTTGAATGTTGTGACTAAGTATTGCGTCACTTCCCCAAAACCTCCTTAACTCGATCTAAGATGTCTTTACACTCCGCTACTTCCGAAGCCTTTTGCTCCACGTTCTGAAACACTTTCGAATTCCTCCACTTGCTTTAGTTCCGGTGTCCATATAGGCACGATAACCAATTGAGCTAGTTTGTCGCCTTTGTTTATGACATAACTACCATTCATAAATAAAATTTTATCTGTTACAGGTGGTGGGGCATATTTTCCGTCTATCCCAGCAACGTTTCGACTAAAATTATAAGTAACCCAGTTTTCTAAGGTTTCATTTTCATTCTTGATGTTAATCCCTAAATTACCATGATATCCCGCGTCTATCTTGCCTGTTTCAATCACTAAATACGTTTTACTACTTACACCACTACGACTAGTTAATAGTCCGACATAGCCCGCTGGTATACTCACAGCTACATCTGTTTTGATCACTGCTTTTTCTTGTGGTTCGAGTACGACAGTTTCAGCTGAGAATATGTCATAACCTGCATCCGTCTTATGATTTCGTTCGGGCATTCTAGCATTTTTTGATAATAGTTTTACTTGTAATGTGTTAGTCATTTTCCTATTCCTCCTCATATTTATAGACAACTTGACCCGTCATAATCCCTACTGCTTCATCAAGTTCAATACCTTCTTTAACTGAATGTTGAATAGCATTTGTCATTCCCTCAAGTATTTCATCAAACGCTTGCGCTTTCTTATACACGTCTTCAACCTCTTTTAGTAACCCCTCTGTGTCATTACCGTTATACGCACTAGCACTAATAACGGACTGTTCGATTTTTTCGCGATTATTCATTTGTGTCATCCTCCATAAAAATTTTATTGTTTAATTCCATTCCGAATTTAACTCTTTCATCATCGTTACCGAATTTGTTTATTAAATCTCTTTCAACGCTCTTGCAATACCTATCCCATGCGCTTGCTTTCTTCTCCAGTTCTTTGTTACAATCTCGTAACTTCGCTATAACCCCAAAAAGCTCATCTCGTTGCTTCTTGTACTCATCACGTTGTTTTCTCATCTTCTTCAACCTAGCGTCCATTACGCTTAGTTGGAACCCTGTTTCATAGTTCATTCTACCAATCTCCCATCTTTCCAAATTAATGTCATAGTTAGGCCGTCGTTCAAGATGTAGAATGCTTTGGTAGGGAAAAACGTGTTCTCTAAACGTTCGTTGATACTAATACTTGTGTGTAACGCTGACATACAGGCTCCCTCTTGAAGCTCGTACACTTCAAACAACCTATCAAATACTGTATCTTCTGTGATTTCCTCTTCAACTTCAACTATGAAAGGAGTATCAATTGGAATAAAACTTGATATCGAACACGTATTTGTATTTCGTTGAAAACGAACGAATCCATTACTAAAAACTTTTGCAAGAAAAATTTTTCCTTTTGATAGCTCCGGATTTTCTCGCGCCCACTTAATTAATTCATCCAGTCTCATTTCTTTTTTAACTTTGATTTTCATTTTTACATCTCCTTAAAATAAAGTTAGTTGCTTCTGTTCCTCATATTCCAAACCATGTTGCTTTATATATATTTCGAGCTCTTCCGCTGTATCAAATGTCTTTTTCACGCCTTGCCAACCTGGTACGATATGCCCATGAAAGTAATAAGTGCCGTTTACTACATGGATATGCGCCACTCGCTCGTTATCCTGATACAGATATCTCTTAGATCCGAAAAATTGGTTTAAGTATTCTTTGCGTGCGTTATCTATCATGGTCATCAATCCCACAAGTCAAAGGCTCTTTGGACGTAAAACTTCGCCTTTGCTAAATCCTCATGACCGTTCTTTAACGGTGCTCTAGACAGGTATTTGATTGCATTACCTATTGTGAATGCTAATTGTGGTGGGTACTGTGCCGTAACTTGTTCGATAAAATCTATAATTTCAATGTCGCCGTATGTGTAATGTGCAGGTTGCTTAACATTGTCTTGCGTTTTGTTCATATCTACTTTTCTGTTACTTATTACGCTCATTATGCTTCACTCCATTTCTTGAACATTTGGTTATAAGTGACATCGAACCAGTGCGGATCACGTGAATGTTTCTGAGGTACATTAAACAAATGTGGCTTCTTCTTACGTAGCTCAGCCTCTTTCTTTCGCTCTCTTTCCAATTCACGTTCGAGTCTCGCTTGTTTAATCTTTTCCATTTGTTTCATTTCTCTATATTCTTTTAGGTGCATGCCATAAGGCGCGTCTAAAGCTTCTGAAAACTCCCAACAACCTCTAACACGTTTAGAAACAATTCCAGCGTTTATCCCGCGCTTTGCCATTAGTTCTTTTTCAAAATTGTTAAATTTATATGGTTTATTATTAATGATTACAACACTGCCCATTTATTCCACCTCTACATTTACATTTCTAATTTTTAAATTGTCATACTCTAGTATTTCGTCAGGATTGTTATATAAGTAATCTGCCAGCGTTTCTTTTTCTTTATCCACATCATCAAAATGCTGATATTCAACTTCGGTAGGTATTCTTATATCAATCGTTGCGTTTATATATGCTTGTTGTTGCATTAGATCACTTCATTTCTCTTTTGCGTTCTCGTCTTGCTTTAATTAATTCCTCGTACGTAATCCATGTTTTACCTGTATACTTAGGCGCTTTACATATCCAATTGAGTTTTATGTTTCTGTATTTGTGTCTGAACATCTTAGCTTTAAGTTTTGCTACTTCGGTTGGCATACCTTTAATGTCGATAACTTCAATCAGTTTGTCATCGAGATATAACGCGAAGTCTGCAATATATTCAATCTTTCGTTGTTTATCTAGTTTTGGTAATAATTCAAATTTCGGTTGTAGTTCGATACGATCATAGTTAGTGCCATTCATATTACTTTCTAAATATTGGTAATATTCGCACTCTACTTTGCTATCAAATACAATCCCTTTATACTCAACTTTCTTAGCGTTGTATTTACTCATCGTGCACCTCTAAATATCAAATATCGTTGCTTGTAACCCTAGCTCTTGCTCATATAAAAGCCCGTGAGCGCCTTTGAATCGTTTTAGGTCACTATCAGTCATAATTTTCTTTTCGTCGCTGAAATGGGCTCCTGTAAGCGAATAAACTTCATTTGCGTTGTCTTTATACTTGATGACTTTGATATCTTCCGTGCCATCTTCTCGGTATAAGTAATATTTTTCTTTCGGCATTTTTAACACTCCTTAATATTCGACGATAGCGGGGCGTGTATGACGTTCTGCAAGTTTTTGGATAAATAGGTCGTACAACCTATTTTCATCGCCCTGTGCCTCGTCTATGAGTTTCTGAGCGTACATATCTGAACACTCAAGTTTAGTTTTTAAAATTTCTTTGGTTACCATGCATCTCGCTCCCTGAAATCGTCTCCGATTACTCTTACTTTTCTCGCATTGTGTTTCATTCTTGAATTGATACGTTGCCAGTTCATATTTTGATTTAGTTCTTTATCACTAAAGTTAGTTGTAAAGATGTTGTTTTTACCTACTCTGTTATCAACAATGCTGAAAAGTTTATTTAAAGTGTGCTCTGTGTTTTCTACACCCATATCATCTAGTACAAGTAAATCAATATCACTTAGCAATCTGACTAGCTCGTCTGTAGTTTCAACTGCATTTTTGTTGTATGTCGCTTTGATACGATCCATCAACATTGGTATGTGCATAAAAGCAACTGTATGCCCTTTAGATTTGACTGCTTTTGCGATAGCGTATGCTAGGTGGCTTTTACCAGTTCCATATGAACCTTGCAATATTAATGATTTTGGTTCTTTTGTAGAGAAACCCTGTACATACTCTATTGCTGTTTGTTTAGCTTTTACTTGTTTTTCATTTTGTGGCTTATAGTTGTTAACCGTTGCATCTCTTAATGACGGATTAACATTTGATTGATTGAATATGTTGTTTATCTTCCGTTGCTTGTTTCGCTTATATTCCTCATAAATTTCACACTTGCAACCATCTTTATACTCGTAACCATTCGGGTGTTTTTTAGTAGGAGCGAACTTATATAAGTCGTATTCACTGCCACACCTCTTACATTTCAATCCCTTTTCGACATGAGTAGGTTGATATTTTTTCAAGCTTTCGTTTATCTTTTCGCTGAATAGTGGTTTCATAATGTCCCCCTAATCCCAATAACTTTCGTCGTACTTCATACGTTCCAATTGATCTATGCCAGTTTCTTTAATCTCTTCGCTATAATCATTCATATAGCTTTCATTAGTTAAGAATGTTTTGGGGTACTTTTGATATTGTTTGTCTGTAATAGTTTTTAAATACTCTCGAGTGCCTTGCATGATTTGTTCAAAAGAATGTTTCTTTAAGCATGATTTGAATTTAGTAAAAGACATCTTCTTATCTTTCTTCTTGTCGTAAAGTTTCCACCATTCCTCAAATTGCTCATGCGTAACGTCAGTTGCGCTATTAATTGAACTTAAGTTCTTATCTATATCTTTTTCTTTATCTCTTTCTAATTCTTTATCTAATTCTTTATCTTCTTCTGTTGCGTGACTGTCACGTGACGTCACGTGACCATTTAGCAATTTTCTGTTGTTTTCTCGTTGCTTTTGTTTCCTCAACCTGTTCTGAGCCCTGATTTTCTCGAGTCCTTCAATGTTTTGGTGTTTTTCCCAGTTTGTCACTTTTATGACACCATTAACTTTTTCAATCATGCCCAACGTCTCAAAAGTTTGTATTGCTAACCTTATTGAGTTAATAGGTCGGCTAAACTCATTTGCTAACATTTCTTCGTTATACGGCAAGTTTTCAGATAACATAATGTAACCTTGTTCGTTGTACTTTCCTGATAAAGTTAGCAACTTAACCCAAATGGTTATGATCGTATCTCTTTCGGGTAAAGCTTCGATATATTTGATTTTGCTGTCATCAAACATGCCAACTTTAAGTTTTATCCACGATACTTCTCCCATTGTCTTCTCCTTTCAGCGCTTTTATTTTGTCCGGTATTTCCCAGTTAGATATGAATTCTTTAAGTTCATCTGTCATAGGTACGTCATTAAGGATTACGTCTGAACCATGTAAATAAAAATTAATTTTATTAAACATGAGAGCAGTCTCATAAATATTTTTTGACCATCCAATATGATATGTCTTTCTTTTATAAGTTATTTGCGCTACATAACCACTTTGAGTTAAATAGACTCCTTTGAACTTACTTTTTCCTCTTCTACGACGTTTTTGGTCTTTGTAAGTTTTGTATTCATATTCAAATATAGAGTCATTTTGATTTTTATGATTCTTATAACCTTGTCCGTCCCAATATTTATCTACTGCGCTGTTGTATGCTTTAGCTGCCTCCCATTCATTAACAAAACTACCTAAATATTTAGATTTGCTATCAATTTTTATTACAGCAGACCATTTTTTTGTTTTTCGATTTAAATAAACACCTTTATAGATACTCGAAGTATTTCTTGTAGGCCTTGCCCATCGTTGTTGATAACCAATTGAAGTGATGTTGTTTTTGGTAAAATCATTATTTTTTATTTTTTGAAAACCATTTTCTAATACAAATCCACTTAAGCTAACGTTGAGTGTCTTTGTGTGAATTCTTCTAACGTTATCTACATAAGATTTTGTCCAAATATATTGATTAACTCTCTCATAATCTTCATCATCAACAAAAATTTCTTCTCCATCTTGTAAAAATATCGATTTAACCATTATTCTCTTCCTTTCAGCATTTTATTAAGCCTCTCATCAACTTTTAGCCACGAGTCATGCAAGTGATATTTATCATCAAACGACTTAACGCCAATCGCATGTTGCTCGTTGTGATGTTCGCGACATAGCGCTAATACATGTTTGTCATAGTGATTCATCTTGTTTCTGTTCATTCCTCTGCCGACTGCTTCATAATGAGCTAGGTCAGCTTGAGGCTTTCCGCATATTACACAGTTGCGGTTAACAGTTGACCAGTATAAGAATGATTTATCTTGTTTCAGCAAGTCGCTTGTTTTATAACTAAGCGGTATGTCGTTGTGAAATATCCAATCGAGTGTTACCTCTATAATTTGATTCGCTTGCATCCGTGTACAGTCACTTAACGAAATACTCTTGTCATAGTCATACAGAACCGTTACATATTCTTGGAACAAATACCTCATATAGTCACGTGGTTGGCCTGTGTGGCTCTCTATGTCGTTACAGAGCGCAAATATTTTTCTTCGTTGCTTGTCTGTTATTTTGAATGGGTCTTCGATTCGCAAATCACATTCGACTTCGTAGCCGTTATCAAGTAATAATGTTTCTTTGTCTCCTAGCTCGGCACCCTCGATAACGACTGTTGTTGTGCCGTCATCTTGAGTGATATAGTTTTTGATTTGAGCCATTTAATCACGTCCTAGAAAGGTAAATCATCGTCAGAGATTTCTATAGGACCATTAGCATTAGCAAATGGATTATTTGATTGCTGTCTATTCTGTGGTGCGTTATATGAATTATGCTGTTGTTGGTTGTTAGATTGACCGTTGTTTTTACGTTCAACGAAAGTTATATTGTTGACTGCGATGTCTGTAGTAAACACTTTCTGTCCTTGATTATTTTCATAACTACCGGTTTGTATTGAACCAGTAACGCCAATTTTATTACCTTTATTAAAGTTATTAGCGATGATTTCAGCAGTCTTACCAAATGCAACACAACGAATGAAGTCTGTTTCATATTCGTTAGTTTGTTTGTTTTTGAATGGTCTCTGTACTGCGATTACAAAGTTAACTACGTTGTTGTTTTGACCTTTTAACTCTGGATCTGCCACTAGGTTCCCAATTAAATTTACTGTATTCATTGTTCAATTCCTCCAAGCCATTTTTTTATCTGTTGTCTGGTTACATTGATTTGGTTTTTATTCAGTGCTTCGACGTTCATTTTTTCTAATTTGTTAATTTGTTCCTGGTATTTTTCCGCGAATCCACTTTCTTTAGCTATGGCTATAAAATCATTAACTTCTTTAGTTAGTATGTCTTTAAATTCTTGACTTACTGTTGAATATTTATCTTGTTTTTGTTTTGCGTCTGCGTCATCTTCATCAGTTGGAATGTTAAAGAACTTCATTAAGAAATAGCGTTCAGCATAAGTTAACGCTGTGCCATGTGCTTGTGAAATATCATTTTGTTGACCGTAAGCGTGATAACTTACTTCATACTGTTCTTCTGGTTTATCAGCATTAATCCATGTATAATTCAAATCCATTTCAACTATGAATTCTGTCACTTCTTGACCTTTTTTGTTTTTAAAAGTATGTGTCGTCCAATTTTCATTTGACGTATTGGGGACTAACAATAAATTATGTTCAATCATCTTTTCTCTTATTCTGTGTAATATTTGAGATCCTGAAACATACGAGAAGTTATAACCCTTAGTATCTTTTGTGAAGCCCGCAATATTCGCTTTAACATCTGCTATTTTTTGGTACAAATTAAGTTGTTCGGCCATCTATTCTCCCACCTTTACCGTGTATGACGTTGGTTTCTCAACAATGCTAGCACCCTCTAAAACTTCGCCGTTTGCGTCAATTAAAGTGCCGTTTTCAGTTACATTGAAATCTTTCTTAATGTCTGATTGGCTAAGTTTTTTAGTTACCTTTACATAGTTGTCAAAACCTCGTTGCTCAAGTTGTTTAATAACTTCTTGCTCATTGCTAACTTGAATGACTTTTGAACCTTTTCTGGCTGTCACTTTTCCGTAAGGTGTATTCAACTTGAATTTGCTATCTTGTTCTTTTTGTATTCTGTAATATTCAATTACAAGGCTTTGTAAATATTCTTTGCCACTCTGTAATTTTTCTACTTCTTTATCTTTCCATTCGTTTATGCGTTCAATTTCTTTATTTGCTAAATCGTTGATTTCATTCTCTTTAGTTGTGATTGCATCCAGTTTCTTAAAGACCCAGTTAGCACTGTCTAAGTCTGTTACTTTGAATCGGTCGTCTTGTTCAAATGTTTCTAGTTCTCTCTCTTGTAAATCATTCACTTTTCATACCTCCTACCATTTCATGACTAAGTTAATTAGTCTGTCATAATCATCTGCGTTTTCTTCAATCCATTCGTAAATAGATTGATTTAATATGTCTAATGCTGTGTATAGATCGTTCTCATTAGTTATGTTTATGCCGTCGATAAACTTATCTTCTAAATCTAAGATATTCACCAGAATGCTGTGGTCCTTCTTCTTAACTGCTAATTTAAAATCAAATCCGTCTACATTAATTACCTTCTGACATACATCGCCTATTTCGTAATACATCTTGACTTCCTCCGTTTTTCGTTTTATATTGAACGTGAATTAATTTTGCTAATCGTTTGTCTCTGTTACTTGTTGGCGCAAGTAGCAGTTTTTTATTCTTCATAAAAGTATTCTTTATAGAATATGAAAGTTGCAATACTTGCGAATCCCGCAATTGACCACGCTGTAGTGAAGTATAGAAACGGCATGAGTACAATTGCTAAGACTGTGAAGCATAATACTGCTAATAGATAGCTTTTATAAATGTTACTCATTTTCTTTTTTCAACGCCTCCATTATTCTCTCGTCTGACAAGCCGTGATAAGGGAATTTTTCTCTAGCTAATTGGACTGGTATTCTGCCTCGAATCGCAATGTAACCTTCGTCTTCAAGCTCTTTATTCAGTTCTCTTATTATTTGTCCTGCTTTGGATTTAGAAACAGATAAAATTACTGCAAGTTCTTTAGCTTGCAAACTATTTTTTATCATATCTATTCCTCCTTTTTATTTTTGTGTTGTGTATAATTTAGTTATCTCCTAGTGAAAGGAGGTGATAAGTATGGAATTTAATGATTTTCAAAATTTCTTTGGTGAACTTAGTAATCAAGCCGAAAAAGAATTCGGTGGTGACAGTGACTTTTTTAGAGATAGAATAAATAAGTTGAAAGAAGATGCTCCTGAAAACGTATCTTACGAAATTATTTATTCAATAGCTTTATACGAAAGCTTAAAAGCTCAACAAGATATGAAAATTTTGAATACAGTTAAATATCTTTTAGATCGTGACTAGCAATATCCAACAATGATTTGCTCTGAGCATTATTAATTTTTGGATAATCAAAATTTCTAAGTTTAAATCTTGTGTTTTTCTCAATCTTTACAACCTTCCACGTCACAACTGCCATTGTGATGAGGAGGGTTGTTTTGTATAGTGTGTTCATTGATAATTCCTCCTATTAAGATTTTTATTTTTCTCCTAAAAACTTATTAACAAAGTATTGTTGTCCTTTGCCTGTTACTTTTGGCGTCTTACTAATTGATGTGTGACCGTCCGAATGTGTGATTGATGTTTCTTTAATTTCGAATAACTCACGTTCCATTGAATACTGTGTAGGCATGTTATAATCCACACCCTTGCGTTTAATAAGGAATCCGTTTTGACGTAACCACTCAAACAATCTGCGTTGCCCGATGTTTATACCGTTTTGTTTAATGATCTTTGCTAACTCTCCAACTAAAATTGATGTCTTAGTAGTAGCTACTGCATCTGCAAATACAATTTTTGGTTTATCACGTTCAATCTTTGTTTCTAATTGATTGATTGTGTTGTTAGCAATTTTTAAAGCACGTTGCATAATCATTTCTGGGCTATTCCATGCTTTTTCAACTTGGATGAA